ATAATATTACTTTATTATCGCGAGTATTTAAGCTTTTGGAGGGAAAGCAAACCAAAATGGTGTTATATGTGTATGACTCCATGCTATTTGATTTTTCGTTGGGGGATGGTAAGGAACTCCTTTACTCTCTTAAAGATATAATCTCATCAGATTTCCCCGTAAAGTTAAAGGGGGGATATACATACTCTTCCCTTAAAGCCCTTTGATATTTATTGCCATAACAACGCAATAGATTGAAAATGAACAATAAACTTTACTGCACCTTTTTAAATAACGATGATGTAGATGAAGTTGTAGGAAGGATTCTAGAGGAGCACGATATTTTGTTTAATAAGATTTTCGTATTAATCTCCTTAGATGAAGATAAAACTATGTTAACTTACAACATAGATGGCCCTGCCCATAACTTACAATTACCTGATACTATATTAGTGCATAGAAAAAAGCAAACTAATACTTTATACACAATAAATGCTTTAAATGAAGTAATAAGATACCTAAATAATGGTGAATTAGATACTTCATACCAAGTTGATTGGAGTAGATTTCGCAACTGTCTTCTCCTAACACGTCCTGGGGGGTTTAAAAAAGTTAGAACTCGACTTAAGAAAATTATTGAAGTAGATTAAAAAGCCTTCTGATAAAATTTGGATTCACTGACTTGGGTTATTATATTTACCCAAAATTAAAAGATCATGAATCTAGACGAAATCAGAAAGCGCATGGACCGCTTGCAAAACAAGTCCAACGGAAAATCAGGTGGTGAATTCAGAAAGAACTTTTGGAAACCACCAAGTGGAGAAAAATCAGTAGTACGTATTGTACCTTATAAGCACAATAAAGATGTGCCCTTCACTGAATTGTATTTTTACTTCGGTATTGGTAAACCCCGAATGATGTCACTCTCAAATTTTGATGAGTCTGATCCAATTTTGGAATTTGCTTCCCAACTCCGTAAGTCAAATGAACCAGATAATGTAGAGTTAGCTAAGAAGCTCTACCCTAAAATGCGTATTTTCGCTCCTGTACTTGTACGTGGTGAAGAAGATAAAGGCGTTCGATTCTGGGAGTTTGGTAAAATGGTATACACTGAACTTTTAGGTGTTATGATGGATGAAGATTATGGTGATATTACAGATATTGCAGCAGGTCGAGACATCACAGTTGAAGTTATCCCAGCAGCCGAAACAGGTAAAATGTTTGATACAACAACAGTTCGTGTTAAGCCAGTACAATCACCACTTTCAACAGATGGTAGCGCAGCTGAAGGATATCTTGATAACCAAAAGGATATTAAAGAGCTCTTTACTAAATTCTCATTTGATGAGATGAAAGATTCACTCCAAAAGTATTTGGCACCAAGTGAAGAAAACGAAACAGTTGAAGTAACCCCTCCTACAAAAGAGAAGGTTGACATCAACTCTAAAATAGACGATTTATTCGGTTAATATGGCGAGAAAAAAATCCAACAATTCACCCCCTGAAGGGGAAAGTCTTACTGAAGAATTAGCAGTATCGCTAAATAAAAAATTCAGTAAAGAATATAATCAAGTTGCCTATTTCCTCAACGGGGGAGAAGAATCGCCAACAGATGTTACATCGTGGGTATCTACTGGATGCACACCTTTGGATCTAGCGATTTCTAACAGACCAAATGGGGGTTTGCCTGTTAGTAAAATTGTTGAGATTACGGGCCTAGAGCAAAGCGGTAAATCCCTCCTTGCCGCCCACGTTATAGCTTCTACTCAAAAACAGGGTGGAGTAGCAATTTACATAGACACTGAATCTGCATTGGACGCTCAATTTTTGACCGCCATAGGAGTTGATGTTGATAAAATGCTTTATATACCCCTTAATACAATTGAGGATGTATTTGAAGCAATGGAAGACATCATCGTTAAGATTCGCGAAAAGCAAAAAGACAAGTTAGTCACAATTGTTGTTGATAGTGTTGCTGCTGCTACTACCAAAATTGAGTCGGCTGCTGATTATGATAAAGATGGTTATGCAACAGCAAAAGCCATTATCATGTCTAAATCAATGCGTAAAATTACTAATTTAATTGGTAAAGAAAAAATTCTGTGTGTATTCACAAATCAGTTACGACAGAAACTAAACGCTATGCCGTTTGGTGATCAATACACAACATCAGGAGGAAAAGCGCTACAATTCCATGCCTCAGTTCGCTTACGACTTAAAGGAGTAGGTAAGATTAAAGAAAAGGTTAATGGAATAGACACAGTAGTTGGTCAACAAGTAGAATGTGAGGTAGTTAAAAACCGCCTAGGCCCCCCTAACCGAAAAGTCCGTTATAGCGTATTTTACGATTCGGGAATTGATGATTACTTTGGTACTTTAAAATTACTTAAAGAATATGGTGTAGTAAAACAAGGTGGAGCAT